TAAACGAAGAGACAAAGGAGTCTGAAGGAACGGTAGTTCCTGTTAAGGCTTTGTACTCTGTCTATCGCGCCTGGTCCGAAGAGCGCGGTGAAAGACCAATGACACAGATCGCATTCCAGCGTAAAATATCAGATCGTGGAATGACTGTAGTCGGTCTTGGTTCAAAAGCTGAGATTCAAGGTCGTGTACTTGTTCCACGCGCTGTACAAACTGGCGAGGTCGATTGGGGTCTTGCTTCACGCTACTCTCGCGGTTAGGAACTAATATGCGCAAGCATAACACAACAAAAGGCGTAATGCCTATCGTACTTTTTATTATCGTAGCAACATCAACAGGAGCGTTTGCGGCAGATAAGCCTACAACGTTTGCAACAGTAGACGCTGGAATTAAAGCGCTAAAGGTTGCGCCTGACGTTCGTGAAGGATACGCGCGCTCACAATTTAAGCACTGGTCAGATCTTGATAAGAACGGTTGCAACACACGCAACGACGTGATTATTCAGGAGGCTCTTGTTAAGCCTAAGGTTGACAAGGGTTGCAAGATCGTAAAGGATACAGGCAAGTGGTACTCCGCGTATGACGGACTAACAGTTACAAATTTTTCTGGACTAGACGTTGACCATATGGTCCCTCTAGCCGAGGCTTGGGACTCAGGCGCTAAGGCGTGGGATAAGAATAAGCGCGAGGTATACGCAAATGACATGGGAGACGCTAACGCGTTGATTGCTGTCACCGCAGCGACTAACCGCTCTAAGTCAGATCAGGATCCAGCAGAGTGGCTTCCTGCAAAGGACGTTTGCACATACATTAAGAATTGGGTTCACGTAAAACTACGTTGGTCACTTACAGTTGACGACAGAGAGCTCAAGGCAATTAAGGATGCAAACGCAAAATGCCCTAAGGCAAAAATTACAGTAGTAATCGTTAAATAAGAAACTAGCAGAGAGGGAAAACTATGTGCGCAACATGCGGATGTAAGAAGTCAAAGCCAAAGCCGTCAAAGCCTAAGGGAGGTAGATAAACATGGCAGATAAAAATGGAGACGGAGTTGTTTATCATCGCTCGGACTGCAGTCCTGGCTATGTAAGATGGTATGGAGCAGGAGGTGACTGGTCTGGTTCAACATGTGAAACATGGGGACTTAGTGATGAAGCACTGCAGTACATCCACGACCACCCTGAAATAAACCATAGGGCTGAAGATATCTGGGCTATAAGTGCCGGGCCAGCAATTATTGACTTTGGAAACCTAATAGAGGGTGGACTTAAAGAAGGTTATGAGAAAGTAGAAGCGGGCGTAATTGATGCGTACAACTGGGTGGATGCAAACGCTTGCAACCTAGCAGTAACCGCGGCAATCTCCGCAGGGGCTGTTGCTCTCTTTACACCAGCGCAGCCTGAAGGTGCTGCAACATCAACCACTCTTTCTATGATGGCACAACCAGTTCTTTGGGCTACAGACAAAGCACTAAAGGTAGCCGTGGTAGCGGGAATGAGTACAGTCATAAAAGATGCGTTCTTACTTATACCAGAGGTTGCAAACAGTATTGACGAGACGCTGCTATACAACGTAATTTCAAATTGTTTGGCTGTAAGCTTAGATTCAGCAGAACTATGGGCAACACCATTAGGTGTTGGTGCCGCAATTGCTGCAGCATTTGCACCTGTTATTGCAGAGTTAATATGTAATAAAACTTGCCCTGAAGGATTCACGAAAGCATTTGGAGGATAAAAATGGCAGCAGCACAAGGAACAGCAGCGCGACTTATTGAAGTTGCGCTTGCCGAGGTGGGAACCGTTGAGGGTCCTAAGGACAACGAAACAAAGTACGGCGCGTTCACAAAGGCAAACTTCTTGCCATGGTGTGGATCATACGTAATGTGGTGCGCAAACCAAGCTGGAGTTAAGGTGCCTAACACCGTTTCAACAGTCGCAGGTTCAGACGCATTTAAGAAGATGAAGCGTTGGTATGACAACGACGGAGTCAACACTCCACAACCAGGCGACATCGTTTACTTTGACTTTCCAGGCGACGGCGTTAACCGCATCTCGCACGTAGGAATTGTCGTAAAGGATAACAAGGACGGCACAATGATTTGTCTAGAAGGAAACACCTCAGGCAACGCTAAGGGTGACCAGCGCAACGGCGGAGAAACCTGCAAGAAGGAGCGCGGTTATTTGAAGAACAACAAGAAGAAACTTGTTGTCGGTGTTGTCGGTTGGGGTCGTCCTGACTACGCAGGATCTGCTGCTAGCCCAGTTGCTCCTAAGGTAGTAAAGGAAAAGGATACAACTGGTAAGGTTTATCCTGGCGAGACAATCGACCCAGGCGAGTCTGGTATTCACGTTAAGACTGTTCAGACAGCTCTTGAGATCAAGCCAGCCGACGGTCAATTTGGTCCAGTCACAAAGAAGGCTGTCATGGCCCATCAGAAGGCTAAGAAGCTACCTGTAACTGGTATCGTTGATGCAAAAACTTGGAAATCTATTACAGGATTGCCTGTTAAGTAGACCTTTTAGGTATATAGTAATACTAGTTTTTGGTGTCCCGGGAGAGAACGCCTAAAACATAGAGAGCCGGATAGCGCGAGTAATCGCGCGTCCGGCTCTATCTTTTACCTTAAGCTTTATTAGTAGGCGAGTAGCTAATGATGCCTGCTAAGTTTTAAAGTGCATAGGAGGACTCCCTCTGTGATGTCTGTCCCGTGGGTTGTCACCTATGCTCCTTTAATTAAAAGTAAATATCTTCCAAGTTAAATTTTCTTCATCCCAAACATAGATATTTTTATCTGTTGGCATAGGTACAGGTGGATCCCACTGATGGGTTTGGTTATTAAGTGTCCAAGATTCGAATGGTTTGCTGTGCAAGAAAACATCATTTACTGGATCATAGATCCCACCTATTTCAGCAAAGCGATAACGCAATGGAGTGCCGCCGTTTTGATGGACTCCTTCTATTGTGTTATATGATGTTTTAATCCAAGTTCCACCTAGATTATCCACTAACCATTGATGACCTTCATCACCATTTGGATCATTAGTGTCAGTTACAAGGACACGGACAACAACATTGTTTTCATCAATTTCTGCAAAATGAGCCATCATTACACCGCCGACATTAGATAACGAATAATTACAACACCTGAACCACCAGCACCAACACCAGTAATTCCCGCACCTGAACCGCCCCCAGTGTTTGCTGAAGCGGAAGAAGAATTACCATTTGCGTTTCCTGCTGTTCCTCCACCTAATCCACCTGCTCCTGCACCATTTGCACCGTAGTCACCGTTTGGCCCACCCCAGTTGCCACCGCCTCCGCCGCCATAATAACCGCTTGCACCTGTTCCAGTTGTTGATGCCCAAGTTGAATAAGAAGCCGTTCCATTACCACCAGCAGGCGTGTTTCTTGAAGAAGCGTTGCCTGCTGCTGCTGAAGCACCGCCACCTGAAGCGCCCGCTCTAGGGTTTGGTTGGGGATCTCCAAAACCGTTTCCGCCCTTAAATCCTTGACCGCTAACTCCAGTGCCACCAGGAGGAGTTACGCCAACATCACCACCTCCGCCTCCGCCTCCACCTGAGCCACCAGGATAGCCACCGTCACCAATACCACCACCTGCTCCACCGCCAGTAGCAACATAGGTTGCAGCAAATGATGAATTATTGCCTGAATTACCTGGATCACTTCCGCTAGATTTTGCAGCCCCTCCTGCTCCAACGGTAATTGCATAAGAGCCAGTTGCGATAGATGCGCTAGAAGTAAATAAAACTCCACCAGCACCGCCGCCTCCTGTATAACCTGTTCTTCTGCCACCACTACCACCGCCTGCAACTGTCAAGATACTGCAAGTTAATGATGTGCCAGTTAAATCAAAAGTTCCACTAGAGGCAAATGTTCTATAATAGTAAGTGCCATCATTTGTAACAGTACCACCGCTTGGTACTGGTTTAAGAATAGGAGTCACGCTGTTCGATGCGCTACTTGCAGTCGAAGTTCCGTTAGCGTTTGTCGCTGTTACTGTAAAAGTATAGCCTGTTCCATTAGACAGTCCTGAAACTGTTATTGGTGAAGATCCTGTCCCAGTTACAGAACCAGGGCTTGAAGTTGCAGTGTAAGTAGATACCGCCTTGCCACCAGTCGCATTAGCTGTGTATGTAACTGTGGCTGAGGCGTTGCCAGCTGTTGCTGTTCCAATTGTAGGTGCCTGTGGAACAGTCGTGGCAGTGATCGAGTTAGAAGCCGATGAGGCTGAGCTTGTGCCTGCGGCTGATGTAGCGGTTACTGTGAAGGTATAAGAAGTATTTGATTGCAGCCCAGTCACTGTGAGAGGGCTTGATGCGCCAGAGGCTGTGTAGCTGCCAGGATTAGATGTAACTGTATAGGAGGTAATAGGCAGCTTACTTGTAGGCGCGGTAAATGTTACGGTAGCCGCTCCATTATTAAAGGCTCTTGACGTACCTACGTCCGTTGCAGTCCCGATAGTCGGCGCAACAGGGCTTGATTTAGCGCCTGACGCGCTCGCTCCTAGAATTGGCATAAGCTTATTCTATCTTACTTTGATTGTTCTGATTGTTGATCTAATACATACTTAATACTAGAAGCAGACCATTTCCCGCCGTAGGCAGTAGGAATACCTTCAACATCTAGCATCCGCGCTATGGCACGAAGAGAAAGACCCTTTTCTCGCTCTTCAACAATACGACTGCGTATCTCGTCGGAGATAAGTTGCTTGGGTCCTAGGTCTACTCCCCAGACTTTTCCATTGTCTCGTCTGTACTTATGTACATCTTTTTGACGCTCTGCGATGATACCGCGTTCCATCTCGGCAAGCGCGGACATTACCGTAACCACGAATCTTCCTTGATATGTAGAGGTGTCAAGGTTAAGATCTAGAAGGACAAGACGCCAGTTATTCTTGTGGGCTCTGTCAACGATGCTGAGAAAGTCCTGCGTCGAGCGAGCTAGGCGGTCAATACGAGAAACAATAAGAGCCTGCGCGCCGCCCTCGTCAAGCCTTTGTAAGGCATCTTTTAGAACAGGACGACCCTTAATTGACTTGCCAGATTTACCCTCCTCTAAGAGCAACTCCATGCTTGTGAAGCCTGCTAATTCAGCCGCGTTACGTAAAACTCGCTCTTGAGCTTGCAGGGATAACCCGTCCTGAACCTGCATTTGAGTGCTGACTCTGGCGTATAAAAGCGCATGTACATTCTCTGCAGAAATGATACTTTCTCCGTTCTAATGTACAATTCTTCTAACCGAACAAGGAACCATAAGTACTGTACATCCTTAAAGTTAAGGATGTACGGATTTTAACAGGGTTTAAGCGGTTTGGCAGGGCTTAAAGAATAAAAAATAGCTACTGCTGAAAGTCTGGAGGAACGAGCTCGTCTAGCTTCTCCCACATAGCTTTAAGGTCT